ATTGCTAGATAGTCATTAACTGTTGAGAATATAATCTTCTTGTAATTGGTGCGTTCCAGTTCATATTGTGTGATGTTACACCACCAATCATTTATCTTCTCAACTGTTGGAACCAATTCTTTCTTCACCCTTATTGTTACACCATCTGTATTTGCACTTATTACATTTATACCAGATAATTCATATGCCTCAATAAGCATCATTAATGATAGTTCTCCTGTAATAGTGGTGAACATTGTGAGCTGTCTGTCATAAATCCAATTCTGTATGTCTGAGCTTTTGCCATAAACAGAATTCAAAGAAAGCTTTAGAGCACCAACAATACCTTTTAGCTTCTTGTCTTTTTTAGCTAAAGGTTTGAGCTCAAGCCTTTTCTCAAACATTTGTTTATAGCCATTCAGAAACTCCTTCCCTAGATGAGCAGGATAACGCTTGTTGTTGATGATGGTTGCTGGATACATTGATGCAACGTCATAATCAATAATCAAATAGTCGTCATCAGCTTCAAATATTTCAGGTTTGTTCTCTGTATGCAAGCCGCCCTTCATGAATGAATAGACATTACCATAGAAATGCAATTCCTCTTTAAAGTCATCCTGCATTCCAATCTTCGTCTTCTTTATTCTCTGAAGGAATTCCTGTAGTTCTTTTGTTTTAAAAGCTACATAATCAGCTATACAATTCTTTACATAGACATCTTTTCTGAACGTTCCTTTCCTTGGAAGGTTTTTATATTCAATGTTCTTCTCCTGGCAGTAATACTTTTTGATAACCTCGTCACCAATCTTACTGTCTGAATAATTCAAACATGGAATGTCAAACTCTTTCTCAATGTCTTGTCTTAGCTCTATTTGATTATTTCCTTTGTATAGAGGATGTTCTGTTTGTCCTATTGTAATAAGATAGAACTCATAGGTGGCCTTTACATCATTATAACAATATTGAATGGTTGTTTCAATCTCTTCCTTGGTTAGGTTTTCCTTGTTATGATGTATTGGCATTTCCTCTATATTGTCAAAGTCCATCTCAAACTCAAGTCTTTTAAGGCTCACTCTACGATTTTTATTATCGAAGTGCCACACCTTGAAAAGATCTATTTGTTTAAGACTAAGGTCTTGTTCTCTGTAGTCAGGAAAAACCTCATAATTGGCATCATGGATGACATCAGCAGCTTTCTGTGCTATTCTTCCACATATATCCATTCTATCAAATACGTGCCATTGTTCATTGTTCCTGAGGACCCATTCCACCACTTGAGAGTCAAATCGTAGGTTGTTGTAACCCACCCAGTAGTAGTCTTGGTGTTGTTCTGAAAATGTGACAAATTCATCCAATTCATTTTCCCATCTATTTAGTTTAAATTCATGATAGGTGTTCTCTTGAGGATTGTAAACAACCACAAGAAAAAACTCTTTCATTGTCTCTATGTCGAAAATAAGAACATTATTCATAGATTTTCTATTAATTTAATACCTATTGCCCATCTGATCCAGACAATTTCAAGGTATACATACCTAAACTTTACATTAGGAATCCTATCAAAATAAATCCTGATTGTGGGAAATACGAAGATGTTGTTTTCTTCCTTAAAAAACTCTATTCTTTTCATAAATATAAATTTATTCTCCTGAACCCTTACATCTCCAACATGTAGTTCCATCAGCAGGACCTTCTCCAGAACCATTACATGAAGGACATATTGAATATTCTTCTCTGTATTCCAAATAATCAGATTCATACGTTGAATGAATATTCATAAGAATCTCATCTTCTGACAAATAATCAACAGACCTAACATCATCTCCTAATTGAAAATGAGACATGCCCATGTTAAAAGCAATTTCTAATATTCCTTCCTGAGGAATCTCTTTTTTCTCATCATCTTGAGAGCTAAATCCTTTTAAATACCATTCCAGTATTTCTTCATTCGTGTGTTCCATATGTTTCGTTGTAATATTTAATACAATTCTCAATCATTTCATCACGTTTAAGAATATATTCCATTCCGTAGGGCAATGTATTTTGTTGATGAAATGTATACATCATTGCATCTATCATTTTTTGCCTTTCCATTGCTTTGGCTTGTTCAAATAGTTCTAATAAGTCCCAGTCTAATACTTGAGATAACTTATCTTTTAAAAACTCTACTGCTGTCTGTGCCATGTTATTTGTTTTTATTTTTTACATCAACATACTCCGTATATGGATAAGATATATTTTCATAACTTTCTATATGACCACATCCATCACATTTATGTTCCCAATATGAATGCCATTGCGTAACACCACGACCAGTTGAATACATTATACCTTTTTTACAATTTTCACATTTTTTATCAATTCTATATGTTTCAACTTTAGTTCTTAATGTTTGTTGTGCCATGTTATTTGTTTTTATCCTTTCTTTCTACCCAATTATCAATACCGTTCTCTGTAAGAAACTGTGAGAATACATCTGCCAACTTTAGTACATCTTCTCCATTTAACAAATGTACAATTACGCTATCTCCCTTGTGTGAGAACGTAACATTAAAAGGCTTTTCATTAATGTATTGTGGAAATTCGCTACCAAAATCTTTCTTCATGTTATTTTTATTTAGTTAAAAGGTAAATCAATATCCAAGTTAAAACCATAATCAATGATAATAATACATCTAGTTTTTTAATCTTCATATCATTTGCTTATAACTTTGTGAGAAATATTGTTTGCTGAAAGCATATTGGAGAATACAGCAGCCAATTTCAATACATCTTCACCATTGTCCAGCTCAACTTTAATTGTTTGTCCTCCCCAAGTAAAAGTTACATTAAATGGAACCTCTTGAGGAGTTATTGAGGTGTACAATCCATCTTTAGCATCTTCATTCATAATTTCTGTTATTAGTTTCTTTTGTTGTTCTTTGCTATTAAAAAACTCACCACATTCATTACACAACACATCTATAATAGGAACATCTTTTTGAGTGTAGTCATAGTTGAAATGAAAGTTTTCTTTCTCCCCACAATGAGGGCAGATTGTCTGTTTCATAACTCAATCTTTTAAATTGGTGTAAATAATCATGTAAATACAATACACCATAGTCACAATACAAACACCAAGAAGTATTCGTATTGCTATCTGTGGATAGTAGAATGCCAGAAATAGAATAGCTGTAATGATGGTTACAAATATGAAGGTGTACAGCGCTGCTCTTGTTTTTCTTGTCATGACTTATCCTCCTCTTTAATCAGCTTGTACATAACGTAGGCAATTTGATACGCAAACATATACTTAAGAAGGTCTTCTGTTTTTGTATTCTTAAGCCCAAAGGCTATTACTATCATACAAAACAACAGTACCAATATAAACAATCCAAATGTTTTCATAACTTTTCTATTTCTTGCTTTACTTGTTGCAAATAGTTATATCTATCTTTTTCCCATTCTGTATTACCACCTCCCATCCAATATGACCCTTCGTCTATTCTTTCTTGTACTGCAATCAATGCACACTGCTTAGAGCAATACTTCTTATCAAATCCTCTTCCATTGTCTGAGATTCTTGATTCAGCATGGTCATCGAATGCGTCTATTAGCTGAATAGCTTTGTTTTTAGGTGTCATGCGTCTAGTTTATTTATGTCTTCATTTAATCTTTTAAGGAACGACTCTTCACCATCATCTCCTGACAGCAGGTAGTCTACCCTGTGAGCATAAATTTGTGCCTTCTTAAGATAGTATACAGCTCTTTTGAACTCCTCTATAACCTCATCAGAATACTTGTAGTGGTTAAGGTCTTCTGGATATCTCTCATAATAATCACTACTACGCCATGATGATTCCTGTTTAAGCTCTTCCCTAGTCTTAGGCTTACCGCTGTTGCGTATCTCTTGCTCGATAGATTCGGCTATGTAGCCAATCTTGTATTGGTCGTATGACCATTGTCCACCACTCATTTGTTTTTAATTTTAAGTCCACAATATAAATCAAGCCAAGCCATTTCACGTGCAGCTATCTTTGAATAGTGACGTTTTTTCTTTTTGATGTGTTTAGTTCCCCATTCTCTCCATTCTTTGTTCTGCTCTTCTGTCATGGTGTATTGTGTAAACCATTCATCTGTTCTACCTTCTACATCTTCAAACTTAACGTCATGACCTGCTATCTCAAACATCTTATCGATAAGTTCTTTTAGCAGTTGTTTTTCCTTGTTTACTTTTTGTTCTGCTCGTGTCATTATCTTACTGAATTTACTTTGAGTTTATTATCTTGATGAACCAAATATTCACCTGTAGTTTCCATTGTATCAATAAAATAGTATTTACCACCAGTGATTTGTTTAGACAGTTCTACACTTAACCTTTTCATCTGTGTATGTCCTACAATTTGTATGTAGTTGTTCTTTAATCCTTTAGAATGCTTCTTATTTGCACTCATTAGTGACCTGGGTCTAATCCAAATAGGTGTTTGTGTTGTGTTGTCACCTGTAGCATCAAATCCATTGAAGTCAAACGCTTTTGGTTTATATTTGAACATTTCATTCAAATCTTCAACAACTGTTTCTTTTGACCAATTGTTCTCACCAAACGCCTCATCCATAAACACAGGACTTACACCTGCATGTGTAAATAGGTATTTATCAAAGCTATAAGCCATTTGTAGATGGTGTCTATTCTCATCTACCACTTGGTTAATTGATGGAGCAATTCTTGATTGGTAACCACTGGTTCCTGTATATCCCACTTCTGGGAAGTAGTGATGGTCATGATTACCTATGAGCATCACCACTTCCACTTGTGGATTGTCTTCTTTATACTTGATGATTTCTTTGAAATTATGAATTTGTTCTAGCCCAGAGATTTCAAATGAGTCAAAATAATCTCCTATGAAAATCACCCTATCAGGATTGTCCTGATGAACAGCTAATTTCCAGAATGACCTACCATGTGTATCTCCAAGAACTATTGTTTTCATATCAATTTACAATTTTTACAAAGTTATGAATATAATCATCTCTAATAATGTTACATCTCTGACATTTACAATTAACTCTTAAGCCATAGACATAAATTATAAACCATTTATGACCAAATATTTTACATCTGAAGGAATTAATAAATTTTTTCATTTGAGTGAGTTTTGGTTAATTTTTTCTCATCTATTCCAAGAACGTTTAATATTTTTATAACTTTATGCCTAAATGTGTAGTTAAATTTAAAAAGGTCATCGAATGTTTCTCTTGAATAAATAACAACAGAATGATCATAGCTAACTATTCCAGAAGCTATTTCTATATTTGTCATGTTTAAGAAATCTACACACAATTTACAATATATTTTCTTAGGTTCTACATACTTTCTTTTTCTTGATTTTGTCAGAAGGAAGTTTTCAGAATCTTGATATTGTGTAAGGATTGCATCAATGACATCTTTTGAGGTGAGCATTCTATCATTTTTTACATACTCCTTAGGAAGTAAATAATGTTTTAGTAGAGGGTAGATGTATGGTGATATTTTCTTCATTTGCTATTTTTTATAGAATCTCCCTGTTTCTTCGTCATACAAAGGAGCTGTATAAAAGCTCCAAGCCATGAAAATAAAAGACAAAAGCATTAAAATAATAAAGATTTTCAACATAAATGATTGATTTTAAATTGATTATAAAAATGCGTAGAGGATTTCTCCCCTACGCACATTTGCACTAAAAGGAATGATGCAGTCTAATGACCATCTTTCTATTTCCATTAGATGGAATATAGGAGAATCTTTTCCTTTTTACCACTAGCACTCCCTTTCTTGCCTTGTTGGCAGAAATGATAGAATCTATTAACTTACTGGCTAGGAAGTAGTCTGACATATCCTTGGTGTAGGACAATGGTTGCAAACTTACTTTTTTTGATGAATAGACTAGTGTAGGCATATTTATGGATTTTGGTTACTATTGATTAGCTTGAACCTTATAGTAGTTAGAAATGTGTATTAGTCTTTCAACTAATTGTTCGTCACTTTCTTTTGCTATAACTATAAGATCCTCATATTGAAGCTCATCACCAGACAGCTCCAATATTGTGTCAACTAAATGTTCTCTCATAATTAGAAGTATAAACGTACGTGGTCTTCAAACATTACGGCTCTAGTAGGCTGAAT